GACGTTTACTATACAAAGGCACCAATGGAGACAACAGAGACAGAAACGGCCAAAAGGCTGCATGATCATAACGTTGGGGTTGCAGATATTGAGAGCAATAACGGTGGTCGTGGATTCGCCCGGAACGTTGAGCGGATATTAAGAAATAAATTTAACAGCAACCGGACAAGGATTAAGTGGTTTCATCAATCCCAGAATAAGATGGCAAGGATACTCTCCAATGCTACCTGGGTAATGGATCACATTTACTTTCCCAATAACTGGATGGATAAATGGCCGGCTTACTACAAGGCAATGAATACCTATCAACGTGAAGGTAAAAATGAACATGATGATGCCCCTGATACAACAACGGGCATTGCTGAAAAGATGAATAAACAGAAATGGCTATATTAGGAGGTGAAACAATGTTGAAAATTAGTGAAATAAGCACATTCATGGAACAGGATAGAGCTGACAGCAGGAAGTTGGAAGCCAGGAAAGCCCAGGATTATTATGAGGCAAAGCACGACATAAGGAACTACCGGGTATTTTATTATAATAGCGATAGTGAACTCAAAGAAGACAAGACAAGGAGTAATGCCAAGATATCACATCCATTCTTTACAGAACTGATTGACCAGCAAGTGCAATACATGCTCTCAGGTGATGAGCCAATGTTGCAATCTGAATTAGATCCTCTACAGAAGCTATTGGATGAAACCTTTGATGATAACTTCCTGGCTGAACTCTACGAGGCTATCACCGGGACATGCGTTAAAGGCTTTGAATATATGTACCTGTACAAGGCTGAAGCAGGTAAGCTGCAGTTTAAAAACGCGGATTCTTTAGGAGTAATTGAAATCAGAGCAGAAGATGCCTCAGATAATCAGGCACACATTATCTACTTCTACGAAGAAAAGGTGATGTCTGATGAAAAGTATGAAAGAGTAACCCGTATACAGGTATGGGATAAAAAAGAAGTTCATTACTACAAGAAAAAAGATGAGGAAAGTATTGTCCGTGACGATGAAGTGCAGATTAACCCACGACCACACGTTCTGTACAGAAAAGGTGATGATACAGAGCTTTATTACGATGAGTTTGATGTGATACCCTTCTTCAGATTAGACAACAATAAACGGCAAATATCGAACCTTAATCCGATTAAGTCAATCATTGATGATTACGACCTGATGTCATGTGGGCTATCAAACAATCTACAGGATGTAACTGAAGGGCTATATGTGGTTAAAGGATTCCAGGGGGAGAACCTGGATGAGATGATCCAGAACATCAAAGTGAAAAAGACGATTGGTGTTGAAGCCGGTGAAGGCTCAGGAGTTGACATTAAAACCATTGATGTTCCCTTCGAAGCACGAAAGACAAAACTGGAATTAGATGAAAAAAATATATACCGTTTCGGTATGGGCTTTAATTCAGCACAAGTTGGTGATGGCAATGTTACCAATGTGGTTATCAAGTCAAGGTATGCCCTGTTGGATCTAAAATGCAATAAGTTAGAGATTAAGCTGAAAGCATTTCTCAGGGATATGCTCCAGGTATTCATTGATGACGTGAATAAGGCAAATGGTACAGCCTATAAGGTGTCTGATATCAATATCGTATTTGAGCGTGAGATTATGACCAATGCTACAGATAATGCCACCATCAAGAAAACAGAAGCAGAAATCAAGGCATTAGAGATTAATACACTGCTTAATACGGCAAGCGTAGTAGACCAGGAGACCACACTAAAGAGCATATGTGATGTACTGGATATAGACTTTGATGATATCAAAGGTAAACTGGAAGAAGACCCTGCACAGGAACTAAACAACGCAAAGGCACAGCTGGAGCTGGTTCAAAATGAATGACAGACAAAAGGAACTGCTCAAACTCAAGATTGAGAATGAACAGGAAGTCCTTAATGCAATAAAAGCCCATTATGAAACAGCACTAGAAGATATTAATGCTGAAATAGCAAGGCTTAAAGGTTTGGACTTAACACAATCAAAGATATATCAAATACAGTATCAGGAAGCACTTGAACAACAGGTATCCGGCATACTGGAGAATTTAAAAAGCAACAACTATGAGACCATCAGTGAATACTTGAATAACTGCTATGATGACGGATTTATTGGTAACCTGTATGATTTACAGGGGCAGGGTGTGCCCTTAATGTTCCCAATGGATCAGACACAGGTGGTTGAGAGTATTACCAGACAGGTGGAAAAACTTAAGTTCTCTGAGAGACTGTACAAACACATTGATGATTTAAAGGCAGTCACTAAATCAGAGATAGCACGTGGCATTGCCAATGATTACTCCTATGCGGATATCGCAAGGAATATCAGTCGGTATTCAGAAGCCAGTTATAAAAGAGCATTTACCATTGCACAGACAGAAGGCGGAAGGATCTATTCAGAAGCTAAATACCACAGTCAGTTAAAAGCCCAAGAGATGGGGGCTGATGTATATAAACAATGGGATGCAACCAGGGACAGCAGAACTCGGCCCGACCATAAAGCATTACATGGACAGTTGCGTAAGGTAGATGAACCATTTGAAATTGGCCCATATTCAGCACAGCACCCTTTAGGCTTTGGCGTAGCAAGATTGGATATCAGATGCCGGTGTGACACTTTGCAACGTGCAGGTTGGGCATTGGATGATGACGAGATAGAGAAGTTAAAGGAACAGGGTGATATTGCTGATATTGAGGCTGATAGTTACGAAGATTTTAAGATGAAATTTACGGAACAGAGCAACAAAAATGGGCTAATAAAATCTAATAATAAGCTGTATTCAGAAAAAGAAATTGAAGAAATCGCAGAAAAAACTGATATAATAGTTTCAAAACATACGAAAATTGAAAGTAAGTGGAATGGAAATGTTGAAGTAAAAAGATATAAAACCGACACAGGAATACGTACAAAGGGTTATATTGAGACATGTTCAGAAACGTCCCCATTTGCTTTTATTCATGAGCATTTACACGCACGCTCAGCTTTGTATTATGATATTGACGTCTATTTAAGCAATATTGGTACAGAAGAATCGGTTGTTAATTTCTTTGCACAAGAGATTGCTAAGATAGAAGGTATTGTGTACAGAAAATCTGACTATGATGATATGTGCAATTCTTTAAGAAGAATAAACGAAATTTTAAATATTAAAGATACAGATTATGAGTTTGCAAAAACGTTATTTGAAACACCAATGGAAAATAGATTAGATTCAATATATGGTGTTATTAGTGCCAACAAAGAAAAACTTACTGTTGGAGAAGGTGCAGAATTAAACATATGTATTGATATGATAAAACATTACAAACTCCCTGAGGTGAAATAATGAGCAGTAAAGAAGAATTAAATAAAATTATCAGACGAATAAACAATACTATGCATACTTCCCACAAAACCATGACCCCTGAAGATATGTATAACCATTGGCATGAAATAAAAGCAGATTTAGGAACATTTATGGAGAATAATCCAGATGTTGAAGTAAATTGGAGCCTTTTAGAACTTGTTGGGAAGTTATGTAGTGCTTCTGAAGAAAAACTAAGATTAGAAAAAGAAAATTAAAACCAAGAGCCTGAGGGCTCTTTTTTAGTTGGAGGTGAGAAGATGGAAATACAAGATACTATTTCAGTGTTAGAAGAAAACATGACACCACCAGACGTATTAAAAACTAATTGCAATATCCATATTGCAGATGAAAATAATCATTTGATTGCAAGTATATTAACAGATGGTACAGTTATCGAAGCTTTAGGGGCAAAAGTAATATTAGATGTAAAGGAGGAATAGATCCATCATTACATTACACAGTACGAAGAAGGTGGACAGAATTATGCTGAAGCATGGTTGCAGGTTAATCTGTTCGGCATTTATCCCATATGCTTTTGGGAAAGACAAATAGCGTTATAGTAGCACTCTTAACAGGGGGCTTTTTTAGTACAAAGAATTGCCGACGGGCGTAAAGCGGCCAGTGTCGACGGACCTAAAACGGAATAAGCCGAAGGGCGTAAAACGGGAGGACGAACATGTCAGAAGAAGCAAAAGAAGTAAAACAGGAGGCTAAGGCACCAGAAGCTAAGGCAGAACCGAAAGAGAAAACTTTCACACAGGCGGAAGTAGATAAAATAATCAGCAAGCGGTTAGCAAAAGAGAAAAAGGCAATGCCAAGCGATGATGACCTAAAAGCCTTTGAGGATTGGAGGAGTGGTCAGAAAGAACAAGAAGTACAAAATATAAGTGAATTACAAGCGGAATTGGAAAGAGTAAAAGCAGAAAATGCAGCAATCAAGGTTGATAATGCACTCAACATGGCTTTACTAAGTGCCGGTGTGACAGATACTGACTATATGGCATTTAAAATCAAAGCCGATCATGAATTAAAGATTGATGAGAATGGCAAAATTGAAGGCATTGATACAATCCTTGAAAGCTCAAAAACTGCATACCCAAACCAATTTGGCAAAACAGAAGCAACAGCGGATAAGAAGTATATTCCAAATGAGCTGCCAAATGGCGAAGGCAATAAAGGCATTTCACTTGAGCAGTTCAATAAGATGGGATATCAGGAAAGAAATGAATTATTCAGAAGTAATCCTGAGCAGTACTACAAGCTGACAGGAAAGAAATAGGAGGAAGAATAAATGGCAAGTGCAGTAACAACAATCTCAGACATTATAAATCCTGAGGTAATGGCGGATATGATATCCGGAAAGATAACAAATAAAATCGTGGTAACCCCTTTTGCAAAGATTGATACTACATTGGTAGGAGCACCAGGAAGTACCATCACAGTGCCAACTTATGCTTATATCGGTGATGCTGAAACTGTGGCTGAAGGTGTGGAAGCTGAAACCGTTAAACTGACAGCCACCACTACAACAGCAACTGTTTTAAAAGCAGTGAAATCTTTAGCAATCACAGATGAGGCAGTTTTATCAGGATTTGGAAATCCTGTTGGTGAAGCAAACAACCAGTTAGCAAAATCTATTGCTTCTAAGGTAGATGCAGATGCAATGACAGCATTAATGACCGCTTCCCTTGAGTATGATGGTGTAACAGCAGATGAAATGATTTCATATGACAGCATTGTCAATGCAATCGACGTGTTTGCAGAAGAAGTGAATACAGAAAAAGTAATGTTCATTAACCCTAAACAGGTAACAACACTGCGAAAAGATGATGACTTTATCAGTGCAGACAAGTATCCAGGCAATGTTGTTATGACTGGTGAAATCGGCATGATTGCAAACACACGTATTGTAGTGAGCAACAAAGTAACCTTAGTGGATGATACAGAAGATTACTATGTATGTCCTATTGTTAAGTTAGAAGCTGATACAGAGACAGAAGATGAAACCCCAGCATTAACCATCTACTTGAAACGTGATACAAATGTTGAGACAGAGCGTTTACCTAAATCAGGTAAAACAGACATCACTGTGAATAAACACTATGCAGCAGCATTATCTAATGCAAGCAAAGTTGTTTTGGCATCTTTCTTAGCACAAGCAGCAGTGTAGGTTAACTTATGATTATCTCAGTATCAGACTTAAAATCAGCAAATAGTGCATTTAGCAGTTTATCAGATACTGACCTGGAACGTAAGCTAAGTGCACTTGAACTGATGATTAGAAAATACACAAACAACAAGTTCCAGAAGAAAAACATCCGTTTTACCGGTGAATCTATCGGAGATAAGGTTTATGGTACCACTACCTACTTTGCAGTGGGAGATACAGTGGAAATCAGCCAAACTGATGATATCAATGACGGGTTATATCAAGTATCAGCTGTAGACAGTGAATATCTGCAGCTGGATACAGACCTGTTTGATTATGAAGAAAATGTGGTGACTAAGATTGTTTATCCATACGACCTTCAGGAAGGCATTATCAACCTGATGTTATGGGATGTAAAGAACCGTGAAAAGACTGGGGTAAAATCTGAAAGTATTTCAAGGCATTCAGTCACATACTTTGACCTGGATAAGAGCAATCAGGTGATGGGTTATCCGGTATCATTATTAGGGTTTCTAAAGCCCTACATGAAGGCGAGGTTCTAAGATGTTAGGTGGGAATACTACAGCTGTTATACAGCAGAAAACAGCCTCAGGAACAGATGATATCGGAGAAAGCACTTTCACCTGGTCAGATATCTATAGCTTAACCGGATGGCTGGATATGCTCTCAGGTGACAGTAAGATGACCTATAATGCAAAACTCGAAGAATCAAGTCATGTATTTATCAGTGATTATGAAGATGTTTCTATAGATCCGGAGAAAACACGCTGTATGATTAACTCGAAAGAGTATCAGGTCCAGTACGTGGATAATCCCATGGAGTTAAATGATCATCTGGAAATTTATCTAAAGATTGTAGGTGGTTAGAATGACAGTTAAGCTTGACTTTGAAGATTACAGTATCGAGGTCAAGGATATGCTGGCAGAAGTGGCCAATGTATTTCTTGAAGAAGCAGCCGGGGAAGTTGAAGCCCAGGCAAAGCGATATTCCAGGGTAGACACAGGACAGACCAAGCGTTCTTATACCCATACAGTGGATGAAGCTAACCAAAAAGCGATTATTGGGTCTAATAGCAAAAATGCTATCTATGAGGAATACGGGACCGGTGAGTATGCATTAAACGGTGACGGGCGTAAGACACCATGGGTTTATAAAAACCGTGAAAATGAGTTCAGAACCACCAAAGGGAAAAAAGCCAATCGTCCGTTAGCAAAGGCATTTTATAAAACAAAGCATAAGATAGAAAGACGGGCAAAAATGCTGTTTAAGGGGGCTTCATCATGATAAAGATATTAAAAGCAATCAAGTACATCATGACGGACTTAGGGCTCAATTATGAATACCTGGAATATGATGATAATAGTGAAGACAGGTTTCCATACTTTGTAGGTGAAGACCAGGAAAGCAGTGAGCCGGATGAAAACGGGGAACGTGAAATTCCCTTTATCATTACGGGATTTGACCGTAAAACAAAAATTAATCTGCTTGAGGCAGATGAAGCAATCAAAAAGCACTTAAGGGGCGGTTTAACTGTGAAACATAGTGATGGGTCCTTGAGTGTTGTTTTTTATGAAGGGGGCTTAACAGTTCCCACGGAACAGGCTGGTTTGTTCAGAAGACAGATCACCTTATTGATTAAGAATTGGAGG